GCTCATCTTTTATAACGTGAAAACCAAAACCAGAAACAGTCTCATTACGCTCTCCCATAACGATCACCGCTGGCTTGATGCCAACGGTGCCGTTCTGGCTGAGTATTTGCCGTATATCGCTGATTACGATTACTACTCCAGTAAAGAAGAAATTCAATACGAGTGTAGTAATAAAACGCGGTTTAACTTTTGTGAACATACAAAGTTCACGAGTTTTATCCCGTGTAATGAGGTTCATGACTTCTTCTCTGGGTCCGACCATGTCTATTATAATGGACTAGTCTACGCCCTGTTAGTTGCCGTGAACGGTTTTGTGCGATACGATGTCGATCCGGATCCAGTCGATATCGACTGGGACGTCCTTTCGAACAAGGCGTGGGAAGCAATGCGACCTCAGATTGTATCTGATGTTAACATCGTTACCTTCATCCATGAACTGAAGGATCTCAAGAAGCTGCCAGACCTCTGGCAAAAAGAAGATCGTAATTTATTACATAATATTACGAACCTCCACCTAAACGTCTCGTTTGGGTGGCTTCCGTTCCTGTCCGACATTTGGCAATTGTACAAGAATTTGTTTAACCTCAAAAAGAGGATACAGACGTTCTTGGACAACGCCGGGAAACCACAGCGTAGGCATTTTACCTACTCTTGGAAACCCGACCCTACACCCGTCAACATTATTGACGTATCCACCGGCGGCTCAAGTCGAGTGATTAATATCACTACTACTCGGTCGCAGATGAAATATTGTGCAACAATGTCTTACGTGTATAGTACTGGGGAAGCGAGCCAACTGGTGAAAACGATTGGGGGTTACCTTGATGCCCTTGGCATCAATTTGGACCCTCAGATCCTCTGGGATTCTATTCCGTTTTCCTTCATTGTAGACTGGTTCTTCAATGTGGGGGCATGGTTGGGGTCTCTCAAGGTCGAGAATACACCAGCAATCACGTATATTACTGAGTTTGGCCATTCGGTCAAATATCAGGTTACACGGGAAGCGGAGTTTGTCATAGGCACTGGAACGCACATTGCGTACCACTCTACCTGGGACAAATACCGCAGACATAGGAGCCTTCCGGCTACTACACCAGGCCTGCACTACTCCGGTCCTGGACTGTCTCAAATCCTGCTTGCAGGCTCTTTGACGGCTGGTCCAGGTCATGGAAGTGGTCGCAGGCACTAGTCCCCATGAGTTTACTCATGGGAAGTCACCATACCAACAAAATAACAACAATGGGCCTAGGCCCGCTATCGTCATGTCGTTCGATCCCACACTAACACTAACAGGCAATTCAGCATCTTCTCATGTCTATGCTGCAATCTCCTATGATAAGAATAAAATCATTCGGAGAGACAACTCAACAGGTCTCGGCCAACCTCAGGATCTCACTATTTCACATAGTGAATCCAAGGTCGGTGGCGCCCTGTATGATCGTCATCTGATTCGCCTCGATCGCACCCGCGTTAATAGCGAGGGTGTTGCTGCAACCGGTTCCGTCTACGTGGTAATTAGCTCACCACGAAGCGGAATCGTCACTGCGGCGGACATTGCGGACATGGTAACGCAGCTCGAAGGTTTCTTCGATGCTACGTCCGTGGCCAAACTGTTGAATTCAGAGCCCTAAAAGCTCGCGATTCGGCTGTTAGTTCTGGGTGGGGTGGATTACGATATGCTTAGATCACATACCATATGGCTGTGAATAATAGCTCTGTGGCGTTTTACGCCACGATAGTAAACCACGTCCACACCAGCATAGCTAATAGCTTCGGTGTTTCACGTTCTATCGTCTCTGTCGAGCAACGAAAAATTGCTCGCCGGTTAAATGCGGAAGGACTACCGTTTCTAACGGTTTGTCTTCCCCGCCTCGGTAAGGCCTTTGACAAGGCTTTAGCGACCAACACTGCGTTCAATCCAGAAGGCTTCGAAAAGCTTCCTGGCACTACAACTCCCAAGTTCCTTGGGTGGTTGTTTTCGCAAGTGTTCGATAAGGACGGCATCGTCTTACAAGACGGTGGCAACCCGAGTGCTGTTAAGCACATCCGACAGCTTGTTTACTTGTTTTACAAGCTAGAACTACCCTATGCAAAGAAAACCTGTCAAAAGGTCGTCGATGCATTTGTTCAGACCGAAACCGATTTGCAATCCTTGCAAATCGATTCGAAGGATCGAACGATCCGCCTCGCTCGAGCGTTTATTACGCGCGTTGCTGGCGACCTTGATCCTCTCGATATCGTCCCTCGTCACGGACCCGGAGCTGTTTCTACTGGTGAAAAAGGCCTTAATAAGGCTAATTTCGGCCGTATCTACAGCGACGTAGAACAGATATACCCCTTCACGGAGTACTTCTGTTTTTCGCTTGGGCACGTGGTGGACGAGTTAGGAATGATCGAATCATTGGAACCTCTGGAGGCCGGCACGGCGAAAGTCGTGCTGGTCCCGAAGGATTCCCGTGGTCCGCGTCTTATCTCGTGTGAACCCTTGGAACTCCAATGGCTTCAACAAGGTTTGAGTCAGATCCTAGTTACAAGACTAGAATCTCATTCGTTTACCAACGGTCATGTGAACTTCACTGACCAAGTAGTGAATAAACGCCTCGCGTTATCCTCGTCGTTGTCCCAGGAATGGGTGACGCTTGATATGAAGGAAGCATCTGACAGGGTATCTCTTGAGCTGGTCTCCCAGCTTTTTCAGGGGTGCCCGATTCTACGTGGCTTAATCGCCACGCGGTCTAAGTTCACTCAGCTACCTGATGGTCGGCTTATTGAGATGAAGAAGTTCGCACCAATGGGGTCAGCATTATGCTTCCCCGTTGAGGCGTTCGTTTTCTACGCATTAAGCGTCGCGGTGCTCCGTATATATGCACGAATGTCCTGGCGTCAAGCCAGGGAGTCAGTGTACGTATATGGAGATGACCTCATAATTCGTGCTGAAGTCTATAAGCACGTTTTACAGCATCTACCACGATTTGGACTATTGTTCAATGACGGCAAGTGTTGTACCGACGGATTCTTTAGAGAATCCTGTGGGTGCGACGCCTATAAAGGCGTCGATGTCACTCCCATCAAGATACGATCGGTATGGAGTCGTCGAGGACGTATTGATCCTGGAGTTCTCGCTTCGTATGTGAGTTATAGTAACTCGCTCTACCTGGCAGGACACTATGAAGCATCCCAATTCATTGAAGAGGAGTGTCTCCGGAGATTTCCGGGTATACCGATTAACAATGCAGTAGTCTTCGACTACTCTGCGAAAGCAGATTGGAAGAATGTCACCCCGAAAGGTGTGTCCTTCTATCGGCCTCATATATGCGCAACAACGAACAGTCGCAACCGGATACGAAGGAGCAAAAAGCTCCAACGCCTGGAAGTGTCTACTCCGTTGATCGTTCCCATCATATTTGAAGGGGACGTAAAGTCTGGCTGGAGGGAGATGCTACGCCTTATGGGCAAAGCGTCTCAGCGCACCACACCGGGACAATACACGCTGCCACGTCGTGTTAAAATGGAACGTGGCTGGACAGAGGTTAGTGATGTCACTAGCTTCTGCGCGGATTCTTCCGCTTCGTTATACACTAAGCCGTGTTTTCTAAAGTTCGGGCGACCGAAATTTAGCGAACAGTACGCTTAGCGTTCAATAACACACTATAG